AGCACAGTAATCTACGTTAGCATCAGGTTGGACGACCCAGATAAGCTCCTTACAGGGGTGGTTGAAATTGAGCTTGATCTTGTTGGAAGAGGAACCGACAGACTCGTCACCAGTGAACTGAAGTTGCTCGATGAGGTACTCATGGGGGTTCTGTGCCATCTTTCTACGCTCGTCAGTGTCAAGGAAGACATAGTCGATGTAAAGAGAAGCGGCAACAAGGGACTGTTGGTAAGCAGCAGAAACGGATTGAGGACCGGAACCAGGAGCGCACTCAAGAGTCTTGACGGCCCATAGGCACTCACCAATAGGACGGAAGTCAATGTTGATCTTGACCTCGTGGTATTGAAGGGCGATCAAAGGAAGAGCAAGTCCGGGGTTACGGCAAAACCAGAAAAGAAGGGGAACGTAAAGGGTGGTCTCAGGAAGGGCCTTGCGAGGGGCACAAACCTGGGTAGGTCCACCGGCAGCGGCGCAAGGTCCACTGATATCAGCGAAGGTAGGATCGGTGATGTAGGTAAGTTGGGTGGTGTTACCAACCATCTGGAAGTAACCGCGAATTTGATCGGCAGGCATGGTAAGTTGGTTCCAGATGTGCATCCAGTCACCGTATTGACGGTCAATGCGTTGACCTCCAATCTCGACCTCAACCTGAGCGATGAGCTGCTCTCCGGGGAAATCTAACCAGCGGGCATAGACATCGCCAGTGGTACCCTTCATGGACTGGTTGATCTCAGGAAGAGTGACTTGGAGATAAGTGCGGTAGCACAAATCACCATTGCGACTGATGGTACATGTCACACGGCGACCGAAATCGGCTTGGCCGGAGAAGGTCTGCTCGATGGACTCCATAGCAAAGTTGGTGTGGCGTCTGTAAGACACCTTCCAGAAAGTAATCTCGGGTGTGCCAGTAAGGAAAACGTCTTGTGCGCCATAGGCGACGAGTTGCATGAGTGCTCCAGCCATTTTATATGTTACTCTTAGAAAATAATTTCAGAGAAATGCATTTTATATCCACTTTTTACGGGTTAATTTACGCAAACCGTTTATACAGCACGTTGTATGCATAAATTAACAGGTTTATACACAAAAACACTGCATATTTACAGAAATAATCGCACAAAGCCATTAGGACAGAAAAAAACAAAATGCCTAAATGTTAGGGCAATGATTTTTTCGGGGATTTTGAAAATGACATTCGAACTTTGACTAAATAAATACCGGCAGCTTCTCTACTCTTTATTTTGGGAAACGACTTGATTTCTTTAGGCGTTTCCGTTTTTTTGTTAATCAAAATATTGGGGTCCTTAGCATTATGCTAGTGATACCAATATTTTGATTCTATCATTTTCAGAAAAAACGTATTTGAAACGTCGATTCGACTCGAAACCACTTAAAGTTGTCTTATTTATCTCTATAAAGACGACTCGGATCCATATGAAAATCATTTTCTTTGCATCTTATCCCGATTTAGGTATCGGTTATTCTCGAATCGCAAACATTTTATCCAACTTTCTTGCCGAACTGGGTCACGATATTTATTACATTGGCATTTCCAATTTTAACAATATCGAAAACTGTTCTCGCAATATTCACCCCAATATTACCTTAATCGATGCGGCAAAAGAAGAAATCGATAACGAACTTTATGGCGTCAATGTCATATGTAAATATATTCAACAGGTAAAACCCGATATGGTATTGATTTATAACGATATTATTGTTATCAGTCGTATATTTAATAATTTCATGAAACTAAATATTCAAAAAAATTTTAAATTAATCGTGTATTTAGATTTGGTTTATCGTTATGAAAAAATAGATTTAATAGAGCATGTTGACCGATTTTCTGATAAAATAATCGTTTTTAGCGAATGTTGGAAACAGAATTTAATGGAGATGGGTGTGTCCGAAAATAAAATCGATTTTTTATACCACGGAATAGACAAAACCATTTTTTTCCCCGTCGAAAAACATATTGCGCGCGAAAAATTAAATTTGGGAAGGGATGATTTTATTGTATTGAATTCAAATCGAAATAATTATCGAAAATGTATTGATAAAACTATCGACGCATTTGTCCTTTTTTTAAAAAGGAAACAGATGAATCCGAAAATCAAAATGTTTTTGAATATGAATCTCCATGAAGGCCCAACCCAACCCGGATACAATATCCAAAATTTAATCAAAATTTCATGCATTAAACATCAACTACCCTATGATACTGTGGTGAATCATCATTTTTATCGTTACCCAAAAGACGCATCCATGACAGATGAATTACTAAATTATTTATATAATGCCTGCGATATTGGCATGAATACATGCATGGGAGAAGGATTTGGGTTATGCAATCTAGAGCACGGCTCTCTCGGAAAACCCCAAATTATTAGTAATGTTGGGGGATTAAGTGATATTTTCAATCCGGATTTTTCTATGCCAATACAACCTATTTCCGAAATTTATGTCCCAAATAGCCTCGATTATCATGGGGGATATTTGGAGATTTGTTCTACACTTGATTTTACAAATGCATTGATACAATATTACGATAATCCATCATTAAGAGAAAATCATGGAATACTTAGTCGCAAAATATTAAATGAAAAATATGACTGGTCTTCAATTTTACAATCATTTGCCGCTAAACTTTCTTAGGACCCGGACCTCCTTTTCTATAAGGATTGTTTGGATTCGGTCCTCTCCTCATCAATGAAGGTTTTATTGGTGAAGGTGTTTTGTAATTAGGTGATCCATCAAACCGGGATAAGTTATCACTATTATGCGAGTTAGATGGTGAAACTTTATTCATTGATTGACTTTGGGACGGAGTCCCTTTCATAGAAGATTCTCCACCACGTCTTTTTCGTGAAGATCTTGTTTTTTTGCGAGTAATTCCATTGCGTTTTTTGCGAGTAACTCCATTGCGTTTTTTGCGAGTATTAGTCTTTTTCCTAAATAGACCCATATATATTTACAACCTATATTCATTCCTTTTTGAGAATATCCATATCCAAATTCGAATGAATAAATGTTTCTAAATAATTTTCTTGGAAGACTTCCCTTTTCCCCTCATGCTTTTTGGAAAATATGTATTCGCTATCGCGCTTTTTCACCGTCCAACCTTTTTCCAAGGCATTTGCTAAAAAGGCCATCACCTGAATCTGTTTCGGATTTAATGATGATGGAACTTCCGAAGTGAGTGTTTCTTGAGCTGGCATTATTTATATACGATTTGAAATTATACAAATCGTATAAACTAAAACCCCTCCTTCGATCATTCCCTCCTTCGATCATTCCCTTACCCCCCTTCACATAAAGGAGGGTTTTAAAGGGAACCAATTGTTCCCTTTATCCCTTTATCCCTTTATCCCTTTATCATCGTATACTTCTCCATAAAGGTCAATGCACTTCCTCCGAAAAAGGTGGGGTGTGTAAAATCTCCATAAAGCACATCACCCTCTCTTCTCAAATCCTTCTTTGCATTTATATATTCATCATCGATTACGTGCCATGCCGAATTCACTGTAAAATCGATTGAATTATCGGTTTTCGCAGTCGCATATCCGTGACTAGTAGAGACAACCCGTCCGTCTATGTATGACTCGGAAGTATTGAATAGATTGGTACCGTGACTTGGTTTATAAAAATATTTTCCTTTTCGGACCGCTTTATAATGAATCTCGTCGGTTTTTCGATCACGTGCCACCAATTCATTTGTGTATTGGATGTTTTTCTCATCTGCGTTTTCTGTAATCTCTAAAACGTTAGATGTGACTAAACCATTGGGATAAAGGGGCGTTGGACTATATATGGCTTCACCTACATATTTTCCCGACTTGACCACTTTACGTAACAAGGATTCCTCCACATCTATCGCTGTGCGAGGCATATGAAGATAGAACCAACGCATTGCTACCAAGACTAGCACGACGACAAGTATCATAACGACACCCTGTCCGTATTTCATACGATTCGATTTCATGCTATACTTTGTATAGAGAGAAATAATGAGGGATACTCTAGGAGAGGGGGTGATGATTATTCCCTTTCCGTTTTGTTTTCCTGTGTTTTTTTGATTTGGGCGCTTTGCGGAATTTCATCTTCTTCGTGTGCTTCCTTTTATTGCGCCTCTTTTTGGTCCTTTTTGTTTTTTT